TCAATATTTCCAAAATGGATGTCGTAGGGTAGAAGGTCACGAAATGAGTCATCGTGATTACCAACCACATAGGTTACCTTTGTTCCGTTCTTAGCTGCTTTGAGAATTTTCCGAATGACATCTGTATGTGATTGGAGCCAATAGAACTTACGCTTCAATCTCCAACCATCAATAATATCACCCACAAGAAAAAGATTTTCAGATGTGTTTTCTTTTAAAAAATCACAAAGTAAATTTGCTTTACAGCCTTTAGAACCTAAATGTACATCGGATATAAAAATTGATTTGTATTTGTACATCTTTGTTCCTAGCAAACAATATATTAAATATTTACTAAAGAAAAAGAAATTTTAATCAAATCTTAATATTTCGTAAAAGAAAGGGGGCTGTTTGGCCCCCTTTCTGTTAGTTACTTGTCTTGTTCGACAAGTAGTTCTGCCTTAGATTCTTCACGCTGAGCTTGGGCCCAACTTGGTTGTTTACCAATCTGAATCTTCCTTGGCTTCTGCTCCTCAGGTACCACATTCTCTAATCTAATTGTCAAAATACCATCGGTTAAGTTCACGTCACGTACAACAATAGTATCGGCAAGAACAAACTCACGAGCGAAACTGCGTCCTGCAATTCCTTTCACAATATACTCACGGTCATCCTTTTCGGGCTTCATGCCAACCACAGACAGCCTGTTCTTAGAGGCAACGATCTCCAAATTATCTTGACTGAATCCGGCAACAGCCATCTCCAATTCATAATTGAAGTCGTCTTTCTTTACAAGCGAGTAGGGTGGGAAGTTGTCGTTGGTCTTGGCGACATTAGCAGCATGCTGTAGAATTTCAAATGCTCTGTCAAAGCCAACTGTGTGGTTATGCCACGCGCGATCAATGTGATCGAATAGACCTAGTGTATGTCTAGTCATAGTTATCTCCTTATTAAGCGAGTTAATGTTTTAGTAGACCCGTTATGGCATCTACAATACTATTTATATAATTTCCTAAGCTCTCTACGTAAAATTTTACCAGCTTCACTTCTTGGAACACTATCGATATACCTAATGTCTCTAGGTATCTTATAGCTTGCTAGATTATCTCTACAGTGCTTGTCAAGGTCAACTGTTGGTTGACCAACAATGAAAGCAGTAACAACCTGACCCCATTTTTCATCAGCCATACCAACAACAGCCGACTCGGTGATACCTGGACACATATTAAGAACGCTTTCAACCTCTTCTGGATAAACATTATAACCACCTGTTATAATCATATCATTCTTACGGCCTAGGATATAGAGAAACCCATCTTCATCCCTATATCCTAAATCTCCAGCAGACACATATTCTTCGACACTGCCGCCATTGAGATATCCTGAAAATAAACTTAGTGTCTGGGCATACACTTCCCCAACTTCATGTGGCTGACATTCATCTCCGCTTTCATTAATAACTTTAACAGTAGTGCCCATCATTGGCAAACCCACCGAGCTAATTTTGTTTTTAAACATTGAAGGAGAAAGAGATGTTGTTGGACCACATTCCGTAGAAGCGTATAGATCCCAAACCTTGTGGCCAAAAAACGCTACAGCCTTTTCTTTAAGATCAACATTGAAGGGAGCTGCAATACCCATCACAGCCTTCAATGAACTCGAATCATACTTACTGCACGATGGTGTGTTTACTATCATATGAATTAATACAGGCACAAGCATTAAACATGTTACCTTATATTTTTCAACCATCCTCATAATATACTCAGGATGAACCTGAGTCCCAAGCACAACAGTACCACCACTATTAAGCAACGACACTGTTGTTGTATTGCCGCCTCCATTGGATAGTGATACTAAAGTTAGAATTGTATCGTTTGTACCCATACAGCCATAATCGACAGCCATTGTATAGAATGAGAGTAATCGAGATCTGTGAGATATGCAGATGCCTTTGGGGGCTCCTGTTGTACCTGAGGTGTAGATTATATTGAAGATGGACTGGTCCTTAACCAGAGGATATTTGGAAAGAGATTGTTGCTTGCTAAGCCAACTCTCATATTCCTTACCAATAGTAATAACGACATCTACATATTGTTTGTATTCATCCTTATATAATTTTTCATCTATAAACAATACTCGAGTCTTTGAATCGACGAGAGATCCTATTACTTCTCTTGAAGTATACTTTGGATTAATAGTAACAACTGATACCCCAACATCAGCCAGCCCAAGAAAAATTTCTAAAAACTCGATACTATTTTGAGCAATAAGAGCAACATTGCCTTGAAAGCGCATGTCTGTGAAGGCAGCATATGACACTTTCCTCATTCTATCTGTAAGTTGTTTATATGTAACAGAGCGATCCCCATGCCAGACAGCCACTTTGTGTGGCGTCCGATATGAGGATGCGTGAATGCCTTGTGTTACTTTGAGAGAGATTAGATCATACATTTAGCTACCTGTAATTAATTCAAGTATGCCACCGTTCTTCCGAAACCCTTCAACAAAGACGTGATGGGTATCACCTGATTGTTTGATACACTTATCGGCTGCAGTCCAAAGCTGAAGCCAGGTCAACTTACCAGAAGGCAACGTCACCTCAACTGGCTCGCCCCAATTGTCTTGGTACGTCATCGTTTTGCCTTCATATGGCGATAGTTCATTGGGGTCATTGACGCCATCATAGATCGACCACATACTTACAAATCCATTTGCCTCTTTGATCTCATAGAACGACATATGCTTTGCCTCGTACTCGTAGTGTACCATATTAACCTACCTTATTGCCTTCGCCAGCGAGAATATAACTATACACAGGCCATGCAGCCATGTCCTTTCGTTTGGCAGCCTGCACCTCACGGATGAACACATCCTTCTTCGCCCTGCTGCTCACGCCCTTGTTGATAAGCTCAACACAGAACGTCTTAACCTCTTCCAACGTGACGTTGGGGCTTGCGACCATCTCTCCAAGAAGCTTCTTGAAGTCTTCGCCAATCAAATCGTGTTTCAACTTACTCATTAGGCTACTTCCTGCTCACGTTCAATAAAGTACTTTCGATCACCAACGGTCAAGAGAAGATTCCTTGCCCGTTCAATTCGCTCAACAAGATCGTAGAGGTCCTTGGATGTGAGGTCGTTACCCTCATTCGCCATTACTGAACTAGCAGTAGCGATAATGTTATTCGCCTCTTCTAAAAACTTCTGCGTCTGCATTGGATCAAACTTCTGAAACATACTTACCTCAAGAAAAGAGGAGGCTAGCCCAATGCTAGCCTCCACAGTTAGCCTTAGGCCTTCTTGAACACTCGCGAGTAGTAGTAGTACGTGTTAGCGTACGTAATCTTGAGTTCGTCCTGAACAGCCTTCAGCATCTTCTCTTGCGAGAGACCCTGAGCGGTCATGTCCTTGAACATCTCGAGAGCACGAGCACGCTTGGCGTTGTTAGCACCCTTTGCACGCTTGGCCTTAGGAGTAGCAGTCTGAGCGACAGCCTTAGCCTTAACAGTCTTCGTCACAGCAGCCGGAGTCTTGACAGACGCAGCTTGCTGACTATAGAGGTCCTGACCATCAACCGGATTGTCCGACTGATACTTAGACATCTTAGCAAGAACAGCTGAGTTGGACAAACCACCGGCGATTAACGTCTCAGCGGCTACAGTAGCGCGCTCGACCTTGTTCAGCGGAAGGTTCGTAACAGTCAGCTGACCATCATTACCAGGAATTGAAATAGAAGCCATAATATAAATCCTCACAACATAACATAACAATGTCCGAACTCGTCGTTCGGTATCGGCTGGACCACCCAACCAATGCGAGCAGTATACGCTACCGGTCGTCTAGGGTCAACTGCTAATACCCTTTAAAATCAATAAGTTACAAATGTCTTAAAATTCCTAATAAAAACGCGGAGTTACAACTCCTGTAGAATCAAGGAGTTACAACATCCGCGTGGTTTTGCTGTAATAAGATGCATTTCTTATTACAAATATAACCTGTTCTTACAGGTTAGCTACATGCATCCAAACGAGATTCGTTTAGTTGCCAGCTTTAGGTGCTTTTGGCTTGCGAGCCTTCTTGACCTTCTCAACTGCCTTATTAGCTTCGGCCTTCACTTCAGTAGCGACTTCCTTGGCGGCAGCGACAACGTCTTGAGCATCGACCTTACCGTCATCGTTCTTGTCTGGATCCTGGAAAAGCTTCCAAACAATGTAACCAGCAACGGCAACCAATAACAATACAAGTAATGTACCCATCGTCTTCTCCTATTTAAATCCGAACATCTCTCTGACGGCTTGCCAGAAAGTTATCGGAGTATTATTATCATACTTCTTTCCATCAATGTCAACAGCGTCTGGAATCCATGTCTTGTCCATGTCTTCCCAACCTTTAGGGTCAGCAGAAGCGGCAGCAAGTGGAGCAGAGGCAGCAACAAGCTCAGCCTGCACCTTCTTTGCTCTCTTCTTCTTTACTATCTTCTTTGCTTTCTTGATCTTATTCGCTTTGATTGCTTTCGCCACTTTCGTCACCCTTTTTTGATCTACCAATGTTGTATTTTGTGACCAACTGCCATTCATTCTTCTGTTTGAATGGAATCACCTTAATAAGTCTCATTGGTGCAACTGGTTCTTTTGTTTTCTCAGTATCTACCAGACTAACTAGACCCCAGTCGGAAAGTAGATTGACAATTGTGTTTCTTCTTGCAAGATCGTCATCTGTTATAGACGATGGGCGGCCATCAAGGGCAAACAGCTCCTTGAAGTGTACAATATAGTACTTGCCTTTCTTGTGGAGAATGTGGCAGGACTGATAAAGAGTTCTATTCTTTTCAGATGCAATACCAATTCTTGTTAAGGTCTCTTTGACCTTTAAGAAGTCATCGTTTTGCTTCAAAGTGACTTCGATAAAACTATCTACTGTAATCATCTATTCGCCCCACCTATTCGCATTTTTTCTTTTAATTGTTTAAGCTGGTCAGCGGATAGTACAGTTGCTATTTCTTTTGCCTTTCTAATACTGCAGTTATAGTGTTCGCAAATAATTTGAATGTCTTCATCCACTTCAGCTTTATGCCATTTGGAGAACCTTTTGTTCTTCCTAATACTATTTAGAAGAAAATTAAACTGAAGCTTTTTGTCTAACTCGTGATATCGGTTCATTTCATTGCAATACAGCACAGTATCCGCAAAATACGATAATCCACGGTTAACCAGAAATGAATTGTATAGTTTCTCGGCTTTTTCCGGATTTTCTGATGTAGATATCACATCAATCTTGGTATAATTGATGGCGTTTAAAAAGTCGAACGGATTCATACGTATTCAACCTCAGCCATGAGCTGACTTAGGCAGGCTACAAGGTTGATTTCCTGGTCTGCCACAAATGCAGCCTTATATTGATACTCAGCTAGGATGAGAATTGCTTGTGGGATAGATGTAGGCTTGACAAGAGCATTCAATGCATCATATATCTTTCTAAAGAGGACAGAGGAATCGATATCATTAGATTCAGCTACCCACTTTCTCATATCATTGAACCTTCTATCCTTTAGGATAGTCGTCAATTGGGTAAAGTGTTCGTCAGATAGGTTAACTAGGATACCAGAATCGATTTCACCACCAACACTATAGCGCTGAAGCTCATTCAGAACTCTTCGCCAATCTGGAAAGTGACGAGCAATTAGTTCACCCACAACATTCTTATTATACTTAATGTTCTCTTCAGCAAGGATGTTGAGAGTTCTCTTATAGAACTCGCCAGCCAGTGTTGGCTTCTCTTTAGGTGGAATCTTAAACTCCACAATAGAACATCTAGAATGTAGAGGCTCAATGATTCTAGACTTGAAGTTACAAGTCAGAATGAATCCACAGTTCTTAGAGAACTCTTCCATAAAGTTTCTAAGAGCAGGCTGGGTAGACTGAGCATTAAGATAATCAGCCTCATCTAGGATAACCATCTTCCTACCACCACTAAACGACATCGTGCTAGCAAACTGCTGGATCTCGTTTCTAAGTGTATCAATACCACCATTCATAGAACCGTTAATGATGATATAGTCACACTGAAGCTGCTCACACATAGCTCTTGCAGCAGTCGTCTTACCAGTACCCTGTGTACCAGTTAATAGTAAGTTGGGAATTGTCCCACTATCGATAAATGCTTGGAATGTCTTCTTAATATCCTTAGGCAGGATACATTCAGCTATAGTTCGAGGCCGATATTTTTCAACCCACAATACTTCTTGTAACATAGATTAAGCCTTCTTCGACTTAACATCTGCCATTACAAAGTATTCAAGATTAAGCTTATCGTTCTTGAATGAGCTAATTCCGTTAGATGAGATGCTAACTTTATAGTCACCAGCAATAAACTTCAAATTCTCAGCTGCAAAGACCATAGCAAGATCAGCAGTAGATGAACCATTAACCTTGAGAGAAAACTTATTAGAAGATGGATTCTTTGGATCAGCAACAACAACGTTAACAGTACCTCCTTCACTTACAACATTGATTTTGTCAAGTTGTAGGATAGCAGTAGCCTTAATTACCTCATTAAGGCCCTGTGCAGTTAGGTCAAATGTAATCTCTGGATCCTTAACGGCAATCTTCTGGGCAACAGAATCAGAAGGGGCAACAACCATTTCGGTTGCCGCATAAATGTATTCTACCGATCTACCTTCAGACGAAATAGTAACAGACTTATCATTGAATGTAAAGTCTGGATCTTCGAAGATACTAATGACACCCAAGAATTGTTGCATGTCATAGATAGCAAATGAAGCCGGGAATGACTCAGCAACCGTAGCCTTCGCAAATATATTTTTATTAGTGCTGATTGTGCTTAGTACGCTTCCCGGCTTCACCAATAGATTAGGATTGATTGAAGCGAAGTTCTTCAGGACCTGTAAGGTCTGACTCGAAATTTTCATAATATAACCTCATAATGTATCCGTAACCCACCCAATACTTTCAACAGTATCAATGGCTGCTTGCCATTTTGGATTACTTCTATCAACATAATTAAATGGTGTTGGAATAACATGATTATCCCTCATATCATACTTTTCCACAACATCTTTATCAATATCAAGAGATGAAAAGTCCTTACTCTTGATTACATCTTCATAGTTAACAAGTATCACATTGTCCTTAAATCTTTCATACAAAAGTTTCCAGTATATGATCATGTCAACGAACATTGGTGTTTTAGCTGCAACAGTGTTTTCATTAACCTTATGGTTGTAGTCTATAAGGTCGTCTGGCACAAAAATTGATTTGCCGCGGCCAGCCATGTTGACAAATGATATAAACTGAGCGACAAGGTCTCTTCTATAGACCATGTACACATTCGTGTCGTTTGACTCACAACACTCTTTAACAAAATCAAAGTTTGTTAAAAAGGGAGAGGACGTCTCTTTCAACGTCCACCCCTTTGTTTGCTTTAGCAGATTTATTCTTGCCTTTTTAGCCATTGCATATGGCCTAAAGCTTCGTGAGCCACCCTCAGAAAACTCTTTATCAATGAACCTTTGGAGGCTTGGCCTATAAGCTGCATAGTACGGATTTGTTAATACTTCTTCTCTATTGAATCTTGATATACAACTATCAACAATAGTTTCATTAAGATTAACAGTTCCAGTACTAGCAGCTATAATTTCAGCTAAGAATGTGCTACCTGTTCTAGGTGTGTAAATAATTAAATTATTTTTCATTATTCTCGATGGCGACGCTCGTGTTCAACCATTGAGACCTCACCAATAATATTTTCATACATTGTTGTGAACTCTTCAATGGATGACAGCTCTTGAGCATAGTTATTCTTATGGAATACCTTTGCCATTTTGTTTAATGTCTTCTTAGGAATTTCGTGAATCTTGGATGCTGCATCAATTGCATCCTTAATGAATTCCTTTTCTGCATCGATACGGGTCATAGAATTAGAAACTTCGACAAGAACTGCTTTCACCTTTTGTTTATCAAATGCCATAATATAATTACCTCAAGTTATTTCTTGATCTTGGAAAGGTCAGCCGTAGCAGCAGCACCAACAGATGCTAGAGCAGCAAGGCTACCACCAAACGTATAAGATCCAGTATGGTTCAATTGCATCCAAGGACATAACCAAACCTTCAATCCCATATTGCGGACCCACTGACAGAACATGTAGTCTTCAGAGAGATATCTCTTAGAGTATTGTCTTAGTACAGTGTTGTTTGGATCATCAACAAAATTAACAATATCATCTGGCGTTGCTGATGGGTTAGCTTCCAGGAATGCCCTTAGCTCGGCACCCATATACATTCTCTTACCGTCGATTGGTGTATCAAAGAAAGCAAAGATCTCTCTTGAACCATCAAAGTGAGCTGTACGAACGTGGTCTGGCTTATAAGACTGGTATGGGAATGTTTCTT